CTTGTATCCAACCCAAAGCCCGCATGGTGCGAACTATGTGGGAGGGAAAGATGCTAGGGACAATCTGGACGGTGTTCTGGCGCTATTTGACAATAGCGTTGGGAGCACTATAGATCTCTCAGAGATCTTAAGCCACTCCAGATCAAAACTTCCTCGTCTCAAAAACGGGGAGCGTCTCGATGGCAAGTGCAGGCGAAAAGGGTTGAGCTTCCTCTCTCAGAGAGATCAGAAGTCATTAGTCGCTACAATCCCATACCAGAAATATTCCGGTGTGAAACTAGCAGCAACCCATCTTTTTGCTAGCCCATGTCTTACTATTCGGAAATTCCTTAGAGTATGGACATGGGTAGACACGTGCCTGGTCTTAGCCTTTGGCCGAGACACGGACGAATCTACTAACTTCAAGATGAAGTGGTGGAAAATCTTGGCACACGACGTTTCGTCGAGTAACTCGATTCATTTTGCGTGCAAGAAATGGTCAAGCTTCTCTCTATGGTTGACACTCCATTTTGGAGGGTCAATCCAACCCGAACCTGTATGGGAATCTTGGTTTCCCGCGCTCCCTAAGGGAACGTGGTTAGTCAAGGCCCCGGGCACTCTTACACAAGAGGAAACTGCACGATGCAGAATACTTTTGGATAAGAGGGGTCTTCCTGCTGGTGACTCAGTCACTAAAGAAAAGGCGCTCGCAGATCATCTGCAAGCCCTTACCAAGGGTACCACGATGGTACCCTCGCAGGAGGCTGATCTACTATGCTATAGTGGCATAGCGGCTCAGTCTATTAAAGACCATATCCCACTTACATGGTTTAAGAGAGTTTCCGGTCATATTTCCATCTCAAACTCTGCATGTTTTGAAAACGCGCGGAGTATGGGTGGAAAAAGAGGCTTCGTGCTATCGTGTTTGCGCAGTTGGCTCCTAGAGGAGCCTACCGGTGACAAACATGTAAAGCTCCCCACAGGGGAATTCTACGTGGAGAAAGCGGGTATTCCAAGATGGAAAACCGTGAAACCTCCCGGTATGGATGAAGCTAAAGACCTCCCAGGAGGCATTAGAGTATCAACAGGATTACTTTCTGAAGACTTTGCAGATGGAGAACAAGAACGAGTTGGTTTCCAACTCTTCTCTTGGGCATTCTCAACACTTGTTGAGGACGGACACTTAGACCCTGAGGGTCGATGTACCGATAAGCCTGTTCCCATGTCCAGGATTGCCTTAGGCGAGCCTGGCTGTAAAGTCAGAATTGCAACTAAAACAAAGGCGGCGCTCGTAATATACGGGCAGCCATTTGCTCACGCTATGCGGGAACTCTTAGAGTTCCATCCCTCCCTCAGGGCGGGACTCGGTTCAGGATACCAGATGTTTGAGTGGCTCAAACAGATGGACCACATCCCCGAGTTCGTAATGGTGGGCGACTTTGAAAGTGCAACTGACCATATCCAGCATAATGCCGGAAGAATGGCCATGAAGAAACTGTTGGAAGTCTTAAACGCAGACCATAATGGTTATGCGTCGAACTACGTCGACCTACTTCTATCACCTCGGGTAGTAGAAGAAGACGGAATCGTTACAATAACGAATTCCGGGTGTCTTATGGGTGAGCCTGGAACCAAGATTGTCTTGACGTTCCTAGCTCTTGTAGCAAATTGCTACGCCCATGGGAAACCTTCGACGAGCTTTGCAACCGCAGGCGATGATCAGATCGATGCGGGTTCAGATGCGAC